ATCACAAACGAAATCGTTGGTGTTCAGCCAATGTCCGGACCTGTTGGTTTGGCATTTGCGCTCCGTTACAAGTATGCTGCTACCTCTGGTGGTCAGCTCGACGGTGGTAACCTAACATCTCCTCAGTCTACTGCTAACGCCCTTAACGCTGGTAGCGTTCCTGGTGCAGTTGCTGGTGAAGTTGGTTTCAACAACCTTGACACTCGTTACACTGGTGCTTCTAGCGCTTCTGTTTCTGGTGCTGCAGTTGGTACTTTGAGTGCTGATTCACCATGGTTGTCTACAACTAACCCATTCGATGGAACTGACGAAGGTATTGCTGCAGCTCTTTCAACTTTCGAGTTGGATGGTGCAGGAAATATGCCTACTCTTGAGTTGAGCTTCGAGAAAACAGCTGTTGAAGCTGGTACTCGTCGTCTTGGCGCTCGTTGGTCTGTTGAGTTGGAACAGGACATCAAGAACATGAATGGTATTGACGTTGACGCAGAGTTGACCAATGCTATGTCTTACGAAATTCAGGCTGAAATTGATCGTGAAATGATCATCCGTATGGTACAGTCTGCATTGACTGCTGGTGAGCAAACCGGTTATACTTCCTTCCACATCGCTTCTGCTGATGGTCGTTGGATGGCTGAGCGTAATCGTGCATTCTACCAGAAGTTGATCGTTGAAGCAAATCGTATGGCTATCCGTAACCGCCGTGGTGCAGCTAACTTCATCGTTGCTACTCCTCGNGTTTGCGCTATCCTCGAAATGCTCCCTGAATTCTCTTGGATGCAGGTTGAAGGTAATGTTAACACACAGCCAGTTGGTGTTGCTAAAGTTGGTAACATCGGTGGACGTTTCAACATCTATCGCGACACTCGCACAGAAGCTACTTACAACCTTGGTAAAGGTGAAGCTTCTAAAGTTGAATACGCATTGCTTGGTTACAAAGGACCTGAATACTACGATTCTGGTATTATCTACTGTCCTTATATCCCTGTTATGGTTCAGCGTTCGATCGATCCTAACGGATTCTATCCTAAAGTTGGTCTACTTACCCGTTACGGTGTTGTTGATCACTTGTTCGGCGCTTCTAACTATTACCACGTTGTCTTCGTTAAAGGTCTTGGCCAAAGCTTTGATCCTACCGGCAACGCGGCCGTATACTTCTAATCTGGAAGTTACTGTAAGGTATATATTAAATGCAATCACAGGCGCATCCGAAAGGGTGCGCCCTTTTTTTTATATCTATATACACAAAAAGAGCGGAGATATAAAACCTCCGCTCATAATATGGCTAGTATTTATTGTCTTCCAGTCTTAACCCAAGGTCGCTCTGAATCATGCATGCCTTCTTCAATTAAGAATTCATGTGAGCAACGTTGAGGATTGATATCCCAACCACCTCGTCTTACATATAGACATACAACAGATAGTTCTGCAGGATTAAACTTATCCCATAGCCTCTTATACATTGTCTCACAGATCTCTTCATGAAAATGACACTCATCCCGGAAAGAGATGATATACTTAAGTAGAGACTCTTTAGTAGGTAGTTTCTCTCCATCCATATGAATATATACATCACCCCAATCAGGTTGCGAAGTAACACGACAGTTACTCTTAAGCAGAGTTGAATGTACTCTCATTGGAGGCTGATGAGCAGGAAGAATAGTATTACTAATAAGTAGATCTGGATCTTCTGAATATTGCGTAATAACACCGTCTTCTTCAGATATGATATGATCAATGTTCTCATACTCATCACTATTATGCACTACAGAGCTAAACTCTGGCTCTTGTACACTAATAGGATCCCATACACATACTCTTACATCAGTTTCGAGTAACTTACTAAGATCCTCAGCTGCGATACGCTCGAGTTCCTTACATACATCATCATACGTGTCTCCAAGCTTGGTCATATTGAATGTATTCCAATACAATTTCATTGACTTTGATTCTACAATATATGGACTATCACATGGATACATTACTTTCGCTACCAAAGCAGTAGGTACTCCATTATTGAGAAGTGCAGATACTTCAAAACCATTCCAAACATCGAGACCAATAAAAGGTAGTTCACCTTCTACAATATTAAGATGTTTCCTATTATTAGCACGAGGCTCTCTTACTAAAAGAGATGAATCGTACTGTGACTTATACTGACTAGACTGACCAAGGTGCTTGCTTATTGCACTATTATCTAATTTATCGCTCATAATTCTAAAAACTTATTAATCTTATTCCACCGCTGTTCAACTGTACCACTAATTTTAACAACATTTAAGTCAAATTCAACTCCAAATTCATTATATATCTCAATAATACGATCTCTAAATTCTATATCTGTAGATCTCACTCCATCATCAACAAGCTTAACGTCATCAGGATCTGTATAGAAGACAATGTCATAAGTATTCTTATACTGTTTATAAGCACAATGCGCTAAATTGAATACCTCATCTGATACAAGACCTTGCTCATTCAGATACTTCGTATAAACAAACCCATCATAAATACACCGATCAAGTACTAGAGTATTATCACACTCGATATTGATGTTATGTATATGATCTTTAATAATCTCAATTTGTGTATTATCGTAATTATCAGCAGTATTGTTTATCTCTACTCCTTTGTCCCTCTTAATCCGACGAGTTACTTCATCGACATACATAAAATTAGGATACTCATCCTTACATAAATTAAGTAATGTCGTCTTACCTGTCGATTGAGCTCCAGTAAATGATATCTTCATACTTTATTCTTTAAGAACTTTGACCATAATTGTATAGACAAATCATGTAGAGCTACAGTACAATTTTCAAGATCATCAAAATCATTTTTAATCTCCCCAGAAGCGACTACGTCTCCAGAATCAAGCTCAGGAATTACTTCGTGAATGACACTACCTACAGTATCGTAGGTACCTGCCTCAAATGCTTTCTTCTGTGGATTGAATCCTTTTAACTCAGGGTATTTTGTAATCAATCCTGGATGTCCATTATATATTCTTGTTTTATCACAGAAACTTGGAGGTAGAATTCGTAGATAGCCATGTAGTGTTACAAGTATATCATTTTTCCACTTACCATTGAGAATGCTATAGCCTATATAATCAGCAATGTTCATATAATCTATGTCTTTAGGCCACATAGGTATTCTAATTAATGTAGATCTTCCCTCCTTGGCAGTTCTGTAGTTAATAGTACGAAGTACTGCAGGGTTAATACCCTCATCATCCATTCTATTTGTAACAATATAGTCTGGCCATCTATTAAGTGCTTGGCTAATTGCTGCTATCTCGGAACCAGTCTGAGAAAAGAATGCTATCCATTTTGTTTTTTGTTGAGTATCAGTCATATCGATTCATAATCATTTTGAACATTTTTGCATTGTATAATATATCTTCTTTTTGATCACTATCTACTCTTGCATTAATTAAATCTGCAAGCAATGTTGATGGTTTATGTGTTAATCCGTTATCGCCATTATATCGATGACCAAGGAGACCTGCTACAACTGGGTTAGACGTGTCAACAGACCTGATATTGTACTTACCCGGATAAACTGCGAACTCTCTTGCAAGAGATGCACCGAGTAAGTGATGAGGCTTTTCCCAATTCCATATACCCTCTCTCACAAGTCTTTCGATCAAAGCAGGTCGTCCATTACACCAGCGCTGCAATTTATCTTTACCATAACCTGTAACCTGGTAGTAAGAGAAATCAAAACTGATAGCAATATAATCAGCTTTATCTGACATAAACTTATAGCATTCAACTATATCTGTCCATGTCTTACCTTGTACAGCTCCAATCTTAAGCCCAGGCAAATCATCTCCTGTATCTGCTACAAATTTATCCCATGAAGCCATTGTAGCCTCGGATTCTTCAAGTACATCTGGTACAATATAGAAGTTAGGCTTAATCTTATTGGCCCATTCAGCATATTTCTGTGGATCAAATGAATGACCAAGCTCGAAGATAGAGTTATCCAAAAGAATTTCTCCTTCAGGGTCAACTGCTCTATATTTTTCCATGAACCACTCTTCATAAGCTGGTTCAAGCTCTAACAAGTGGCAAAGGGCGTACTGGTAATCATTATATTTCAATGATTCTTGCAACATACTAATAGGGGATTCGTGTGATACCTTAATCATAATACAATTATAAACACTCCGGAGCAAAGTTCAAGAACTAAATATTTAAAATGGCTTTTAGTTTAGGAAATTTTGTTAAAAATCAAACCAATGAGGTAACTCGTACCTTAACACCTGCTAATGTTATAGACAAAGTCACGCCAGGTCAAGTAAAAGCTCTGGTTAAAGCTGATCCGAAAAAGTTTCTGGATAATAAGCTTGGTGATTTATCTGGGGTTAAGCTCGGGCAGACATTTAAAAGTGTGGGTGCGAAGTTTAAAGACACGGTCCTCAATACTATTGAAGGTCTCGCTGGTTCGCTCGAAGCTCAAGTCGTTGGTTGCTTAAATCACGCTATACGCGGCATCTTAAATAAGAATCCCGTACTGGAAAAAATTATTTTCTTTGAGCAATTTGTTAATAGAGAGCTGTCTTTATTGAGAAACAAGCTTGAATCAAAGATTGATAGTCAGTTAAGGAAGATTGCCTATAACAAGCTCAAAATACATCAAACAGTACTCTTTAGACAAAGGATGTTAACTCGAATCAAAAAGGTCTGCCCTGGAGCTACACCTGCATCCCCAGGTGAAATACGTCAATACAGAGAGATTGTCAAGAATATTACCAATACAAATAAAGATATAGGTAATGTAGTTGAAGAGGAAGAGAATTTTCCAGAACAAGAAGTAAATAACAAAGTAGAAAATATTTCTACAGCAAAACAAACTGCTACGAGAGATCAAGATGTATCTAATAAAGTCAAGAAAGCTTCAAAAGAAGATCCTGATGCATTTGAAAAACTCAAAAACGAGACTGTAAATGGTGCGAAAGAGGAAATCGAAAAGCAGTCTATAAAACAGATAAAAGGTCAGAATAATAATAACTGGCAGGACTTAACTAATGAGTGTTAACTAATGAGTGATACCTATATCAATGCAAGTAAAAATAGCTCTCTAAAAGAGACAAAGAAGTACTATGGAAATTATTTAGGAATTGTTATTCAAAATAATGATCCTGATAACGCAGGTAAAATAAAGGTATGGGTACCTCATATCAGCCCATCAGTTTATCTTAAGTGGGATGATAGTAAAGAGGATAAGAGTTTCCGTTTTATAGGTAAAAATATTAATAGTGATATAACTGATATTGTAGAAGATTTAAAAGCTATATTACCATGGTCTGTTTGTGCAGCACCTCTTAATGGTAGTTCTGGTTCTGGTAGATATAATTCATATGACCAAAAAGCTACAATCTCTGATAGTAACAATCCAGCAGATCATGACTATAGTGATAGTTATGTAAAGACAAAATATAGTCTTAATGAAGATGGAGTAGGTGAGAAGCCTGCACGTAAGTATGAAATCGATAACTTAAAGGTCACAGACGCTTTTGTTAATTCAAATGACATACCATTTGAACACGGTAATAAATATGGATATAGCTACACACCTACCTCTTATAGTAACTCTGCAAAAGGTTCATTTAGTATACCTAATGTAGGTGCACATGTCTGGATGTTTTTTGAAGATGGTGATCCCACATCTCCTGTCTACTTTGCAGCGGCGTATGGTGAAAGTGACTGGAAGTCTATTTACAACGAACAAGACTATCCAGGTGCATATGAAAATAAAACTGCAGCTCTACAAGGAGAGTATAATCACAATACCACAACATATAGAAACAAGTATGTGGTAAATCAAAAAGGAGGTACTTTTGAGATTGTTAATACAGATAGTAGAGAGCTTCTTAAGTTAACTCACTTCTCTGGCTCCTTTAAGGAGTTTAGTAATTATGTAACAACAGAGTTTGCAACGAATAATGATCAAAAATTAGTACAAGGAGATCAATTTCTTACAGTTAAGGGATATGATAGTATTTATATAGGTCATGACAGGGATACAATCGTAACAGGAGATGTATATAAGAAGATTGGTAACTTAAAGTATGATGTATTTAAAGAATACAAGCAATTACTTGATAGTGTTGCAGATGCTAAACAGTTATTTGACATAAAACGTGCTAATGCTATTGCTACTGCAGAAGGTTTCTTTAAAAAGACAAGTGCTAACCAACAGAGATCAGGTTCATTTGGTCCATGTCCTCTATGTACAGATAATACTACTATATGGGACAACAAATATACCTTTACATCTGCAAGCTCGCAAGAATATAACAATTCAACAACTAGTTATAATTTTAGTAATGTAACATCACAATTTGATAGTGTTTCTGCTGGGCGATTGATTGTTGGTTCTCCTGGTGATCTACTTGGTAGTGGTCCCTGTCCTGTTTGCGGTGGTAGTGGCTCGAGCCCATCTACATTTAATGGCACTTGGGATAAAGAAGATAAGGATACCCTCGTACTTGAAAGACTCAAAACTATAAGAGAAGATTTAGTACTACTCGAAAAACAAATGGGTAAGGGCGGTAATGAGATTGTTACAATTACTAAAAATAAGATCGAAAATATTGGACTTATTTTAAATGATTTTCCATCTATAAGAGTAGATGATATAGGGAAGATTAATATTGATGAGATCAAAGTATTTAAAAAAGGTGTTGTGTCTACATTTACACCTACACCCTTAATAGAATATGTTCATGTAGATGATCTCCCAGGCGGTACTAAAGTAGATAACATTAACAACAAATGGAATGTACAAGTAGGTGCTGGAGGAGTATCAATCAAATCTCTTGGTGGTGTTGATGTAGGTGGTACAATAACAAACATTGCTGGTCAACAAACTAATGTAGTTGCAGAAAATGAAGTTAATATAGATTCTAAAGTTGTTAATATAGCAGCAGAGATACTTACATTGAGAAACAAAAGAAACAAACAGGTTGTTGTTGATGGTAATCTCGGTGTTAATAATAATGTTGTTATAGGAGGCTCTGTTCATGTCGAAGGAGAATTGAGTGTTCAACATATTACTGCTCCAGTCGAAATACAAGAAACAGAATCTGTAGAGGTATTTAGTAAGTTACTTCAAGGGTTGAGTTTTAGTGCAAGAATTAGTGATCATGAAAACGAAAAAACTAATGACGGGTTATGTACTATTACTCTTGAGGCAGATAGTAATAATGATAAGGTTAAGGCTTATCCACATACTCATCCATTCAAGAATGTGCCTCTCAAGTTAATGAATGACAAAGATGATGTGAGACAAGTAGGTGCTGCAGCTAATACTACAGGCAGGTCTAATTCCATACCTGTAGTACATGAGCATAAAGGAGAGAGTTTATAGGTCAGCTGACTCGAGCATGGCAATAACCTCCTTTTTTAAATATGGAGTAGGGTACTTATGCCATTCTTTCTTCTCTCTATCATAATACAAAGCCGCGAGTTCACCTACTCGCTGACCTGTAAGAATGGTTTGCATATATGCATATAGACTCAGCTGGAGAGAATATGTAGAGTATTCACATGCTGGCATATGACTGAGAGGACCAAGCATATAATCCCCATATGCGTTTGTAAAATTAAATTTCTTATTAGTCTTGAAGTCAAGTAGATCAAATGTCTTACCTCTGTCTACAAATACATCTGTAGTACCAGCAATCTTATATTCATGCAACCAAAGTCTTTTCTCTGGAGTAATCTTTTTACGCTCTGGTTCCCATATCTTCTCTAACGGGTTGACATAATCTTCGAGCTCAGATTTTGATACATCCATACCATTGAGCCAGTTCTCGAGAATTAAATGTACAGACGTACCATAATCACATGCTGTCTTTGTTGTTGCTTTCCATTCAGCCTTTATATCATCTTGTGAGACTCCGCGCTTCCTCGCAACAATAGCAGACATTTTTTCAACATCGAAAGGCTTCTTAAATTTACCAATCAATGTCGTAGCACTTGTATACTTTTCTTTTGTCTTACTATTTTCGTAGGTGTGTTTCGCCTCATTAAAAGTAATCATATATCAATAATATACGATTGCTATAATAAATCAACAACTAATTAATAATCTTTTCTGTCTTCTTACCAGAAGCAATGTTTACATTTACGGATTTAGTGATAACGCCGTTCTTATATGTGTAAAAGATATTTGTGCCAGATACAGATGGTGGGACTATAATCTTTCCTGAGTGATTATAAGTTTTCTTTATAGAACTTGTTCTTACATCTCGTACTTCAATAGTGATGTAATTGTGTCTTTCCTTCGATGTAACAAAAAATTCTCCAGTCTTCATGGTAAATATTTAATATCTGATAAATAATATTATATGGCAGAAGTTAAAAAATCAAGAATATTTCTTCGCAGAGGTACTGACACAGCAAGACTCGGTACTACTCTATGCGAAGCAGAGCTCGGATATTCAACAGACGGTAAGCGAGTATTTGTTGGAGATGACTCCACAGTAGGCGGTTTAACTGTAGGTAATAAAGTATGGGTACTTGACGCTGGTACAGACGTAACTACTCTCACATCTGCGTCTGGTGCAGGGAGAGCAGAGCTCGGTGATCTTGCTTGGATACCATCTGGGTCATATAATGTTAATACAATTAACTCTGATGCGCCTTCTGCCACTATTACTCCTGCATCTGACACTGGGCTATTGTATGCTCTATCAGCTCGTAATGGAGCTGGTGATCTAACATGGGTACTTGCTAACTCTGGTGTACCATTGAGTCAAATTGATATACCTGATAATGGTATTAATGGAGATAAAATCCATGGTGGAAATATTTCTGGTGCTGTAACATTTAGTAACAGCATTACAGGAGCAGATGGTCTTGATTTACCTGGTGTTAAATCTAGTGCAGAGAATGCAGCTGGATTAACTGGTAGTATTATATATCCTCTTGGTATTACAGCAAACTCAGAGGTAACAGCTGTTAGCTCAATAAACAATCTAGGTCTAAAAATAGGTAATAGTATTGGTTATGTAAAATCTGCTACTCTTGATAGTGCATCTGCCCTATCAGCCACTAACGATGATAATTTCATAACAAGCACTAACGGTACTGTTACATCACTTGGCTCATTAACCATTGAATCATATATTGGGGATTATTATTTCGGTACTGTAGGCGCAAGTTACCACGAAGGCACTGGTACATGGAATGTACAACAAATCACATACTCCGAAACTGACATTCAAGAAGCATTACAAAATACAGCTGTAAAGTGGGACATGATTGAAGAGTTTTATTTCTCAGTTTACGCTGATCATCATGATGATGCTGTTTGCTTTATGGGTTTCTATAATGAATCTACAGATGATAATGAGATCGTGTTTTTTAGCGGTACGTCAATTTCCGGTGGAGGAATGAGAACTGTACCAGATGTCGGTCGTGTGATTATTACTAATACATATTCATCAACCAAAGAGTTAAAAATTCACACCGGGATGGATAACGGTAAAATATCCTACATACTTACCGGCGTGAAAGTAAGACGTTAATTATTCCCACGGGAAGTTAACCCATAAATCATCCTCGAGGATCTCAACATAGAAGTCAGGAGTAAATTCTGACTTCTTTTTATGATATAAGCACGCTGTTGTTATTTTAGGAACTGGAACTATATCGCTGAGATATGTATATAGATCTTTGAACCCTTGTAATGTCTTACCACTATCTGCTAAATCATCAACAAGAAGGATATTTTTATACTTGCCGAGTTCGTCAAATAAGGAAAGTGTACCAGAACTAAATTTAGTATGACCTCTTGTATTGTCTTTTGTATAGGATTTTATTTGAATAGATTTAAATGTATCTACTTCAAGGTTATATGCTATGAGAGTTGCAGGAATTACACCACCTTTAGCTACACCAATTACACAATCAAAATTATTAAGAGGTTTAGACTTCAGATCTTTACATAGTTTATCACTGAGAGTTTTAATCTCCTCGAAACTTATATCTCTTTTATTCATTCTTCAATTTCCAGAGTCACGGATTGTCCTATATACTGAATGAGTTTTTTGACATCCTCTACGAAGAACTTTCTTTCGCGAGTGTCTTTCATTCGTTTAGACTCTTTATACAAGTCTAAAATATAATCCGCAGTAATCAACTTTTCTCTGTGAATTGGTTGCTTTTTTGTTTGTACTTTTGGCATAAACTTATTTATATTTAATCAAAATGATATTAAAACCAAGGTTTAATTGCAAGACCATTGTTACAGCAATAAATATTAACATATGAGTAGTGTATATTCCGAGGTAACAGGTGCATATTTTAGAGACAGAGTATTAGAGAAATTTGATACGGCTGCTAACACTCTACCATATACCCTCAATGATATAAAGATCAGTCACAATGACTACTTAATTGGTGGTACCTACAATGATGCAATAACTAAACTATATAAAAATTGGTTATGGTTAATTGCCAATGCGGAGATCTACTCAAATACATCACCGACAACATCTGTAAGTAGTTTTCACTTCAACAACAGCCTCACATCATCTCCGTCTGCAATTGATACTGCACCAGCTGGTAGTTCTACTCTATCTACTATCAACGAAGTACATTATATCAAATCTCCGAATACTTCCAATGGTTTAGTTTTTAGTTATGGTACGAATAACAGCTACATCTTTCGGGTTGCAAATGATTACACCTCCACAACTGGTCTATTGTCTGGTAATTTAGTTGAGTTTAACAAGCAGTTTGAGTTTAGTAATGTAGTTTCAGTCGCGACTGTTGATGACTTTCTCTTCGTGCTTGATAAAGGTAACAATACATTGTTTAAGTTTGACATTTCTGGTTTACTGTATGATGATCCAGCTATACAACGCACAAGTATAAATGATACAACTCATCCAGGTAGGTACTTAATTAAAACCATTGGTGGTAAAGGTAAGGTCAATAGAAAGAATAAGTTAACAAATCCAGCTGGAATAAGCATTTACAATAATGAAATTTATGTACTTGATAATGGTAACTTCTCTATCAAGGTATATGACTTAAACTTTAACTTCGTTAGAGACATAGTTGATAAAGATTTATTTCTTAAGACAGATGGTAATTACCCAGTTAGTATAAGTGTTAGTAAGCAAGATGATATAACTAATACTGGTAAGATATATGTATTATCAAGCTCTGGTACTATTACAACTTACAACCTTGACTTTTCTGGAAAACAGACATATAATCCTTTTGGTGAATTTAGTAGTAAGTTAGATTCCAGATATTACGAACATAAGAATTTTAAGAAGGTTATTTCAAGTCCCTCTGATAATCGTATTTTATATATTACAACTAACAGAAGTATAATAAAATTTTACAAGACAAATATATCAAGAGCAATTGGTTTCTTTTCTATAGATTTAATTACAGATGAGTTCCTCCGCGGAGTAGGTATATCAAATATTAATGAAAAGGATAATTTATCTATCACATCGACTGTAAGTTCTACAGGTAATACTAAATTTAGTTTTTATAAAGATGAAACTATTAATGAAAAATTATATCATGATAATTTCTATACTAACTATTTTACATTGAGTAGTATTCTTATTAAACCTCAGGAGTTAGTTAATGCTGTGACGTTTAACAAGACAACAGAAAAGATATTTTATAATCATAGCGCATTACAGGAAAATATATGTAAGAAGATCTATGCCCAGTACAATACAACTCGAGTAGCAGAAATAAATCAAGTTATTGATTCTACCTTTGATAAGCCTGTCTCATTTAATAATGATGTTAATTATTGTATAGGTTTGAATGAACCATTATTAACAGATATAATCAACAGACCTATCGAAAAGTTATACCAACAACAAGTAGATATTTTTAATTCAATTAAAGAAGTATATTTAAATAGTAACCCACCAGCTGGTGTACCAGAGATATTAGAATCAAAGACTACAATAAAGAAACTTCAATCTATTTCCTTATCCGCAAGTAGTACATCACTAACAGCAGGAGATGGCTTTAATGTTATTATATCTCGAGACTCGAGTATTGGATCTGTTTCATGTAATCTATATACAACAGAAGGTCCAAATACACTTTCATCTGATTATACATCCATTCCGTATGTATCTGCAGACACTATTATCTTCGACGCAGGTGTTGATTCTATTACTGCAGCAAATCTGTATGAGACATATAAGTTTTACAGTGGTGATGCAAAAAGCTTTAATGTGTTTATATCTGATGCGTCTGCTGATGCGAGTATAGATCAGAGTAATTACAGAAAGACAATTACATTTACAAGACTCACATCACCATCTTATACAATTAATTTATCTGGAAATTATATTGAAACACTCGAGGGTAGTTCTGCGCAGCTAGCTATTACAAGATCGAGTGTAGATTATACTTATAATGAAGAATTGAGCTGTAACATTTATACCTCTAATAACACTACTACTGATAGTGATTATGTTACAATAGAAACAGATAATACCTTTAAACTTGATTTACAAAATGATATGACAGGTCATGGTAGTCATTCTGTATCTGCTGTGTCATTAACAGGAGGAACTATTTTATTCCAACCAGGAATAAGTGCTGTTTATTTTTCTGTTAGTGCAGAGAGAGATACAAATGCAGAGTCTGTAGAGTCATTTAAAGTCAATATAAAAAATAATGGTGTTGGTAGTATTATAGGTACTGGAACTAAAACAGTTTATATTAAAGAAAAACCAGAGCCAGTATCTATTACAATTGATGACACCTTTTCTACACATACAGCTGGTAAAGTTGCTGGTGCGAATGTATGGGAAGTGCTTTCTGCTAATACTACCTATCAAGATATAAGCGCAATACATCCAGTAAGTGCTACCCTCACAATCGCTGCATCACTTTCTGTATACAGTAATAATATTGATAAAGGTGCAATTTACTTTGATACTGAAGGCGCAGATGGACCTCTACCAGGTAGTGTATTGCGTATTGTTAATCCTGCTACTAGCTACATTATTGGAAAAGGAGGCAATGGAGGCGGTGGTATTGCATGGTCATCTGGTTCAGACTTTGCTGATGATACAGACCCATCTCATATTGTTACTGTTAGTGATGATGCTTACTCTGGTGTAGGTCAAGACGGAGGGCCTGCTATATCTATTACAGAGTTTAATGAAATACAAATTACCAACTCTGGAAATATATGGGGAGGTGCTGGTGGTGGTGGTTCTGGTTACTTACCTGTCACAGCAGCAAATATGACAGAAGTCAATATATTGAGTGCATCTTCTGGAGGCGGTGGAGGCGCTGGTATAGCTCCTGATGGTTTCGGTACTGGAGGCGCTAAATATACAGGCGCTGATTCATTCGTCAGTGATGGAAGCCCTGGTTCACAAGCAGCTCCTGGAGCAGGTGGTACTATTAATCTCGGAGCACCTGCAACATCCTCAACACAGTTCCTTGTTATGTCTGGAGCGCCTGGTGGAGATTACGGGTTACCTGGAGGAGGTGGTGATAATCCTGATAATACTGCTGGATATCATGCATCATATAGTACAGTATATGATGAGCTTAAGGTTAGACGTAACGGTGGTTCAGCTGGTCGAATTGTAGAAGGTGTTTATTGGCCAACAAAGAACACTGATATTATTACTGGAACATTCCTCGGAAGTGACGTATAATAGTCAATGTAGTTATTATTATTCCGAATAATACGAATAAGTTGTTATAATACCCATCAACTATAAATATAAGCAGAAATGAAATTCAGTAATACCATATCATGAAATTCAGTAGAAACGCAAACTCTGCACTTAAGATCGCAAGAGAATACGCAAGTAAGTACAACAGTAAAAATGTTGGTACTGAACACTTATTAATTGGTTTGATTGAGTGTAAGGATGCCACTCTCGCGGATACCTTCAAGAGACTCGACGTCGAAACAAGTCAAATCGCTGATATCGTAAATTCTATTCTTCATATTGATCAGATTAATAAAAATACTCCTGGTAGCAAGAAGCTCGAATTCACACCTAGAGTAGTCAAGATAATCGAATTTGCAAAAGGCATAGCACAAAAACTTAATAAACACAATGTTGAAGTTATACATTTATTTCTTTCCCTATTATATGAAAATGACGGAGTGGCAACGTCTATTCTTGTTGAGTATGGTCTG